GGCATGGGCGATGGCAATGTGCAGCCTCATGCGCACGGCCTTCCCGAAGGTGGTCTACAACCGCCACATGGTCAGCAAGTGGGACAACCGCGTAGGCGGCGCGATCCCGGCTGACGGCGGTGACCTGAACAACGTCGCCAAGATTCTCGACCCCGGAGTGATCTCCCCGCAGATCAGCGAGTTCATTCAGGCGGCTATCGACCAGACGCAGACGGCCCTCGGCGCGACAGCGGTTGCGATGGGCGACGCAAGACCGGACAACACTTCGGCTATCATCGCGTTGCAGCGGGCCGCAAGTACCCCGTCCGAGATCACGAAGCAGAACATTTACGCCAGTGTGGAAGACCTGTTCCGTATCTACCTTGAGTTTATGGGCAACTTCTACGGCGAGCGCGTAGTCGATATCGAGATCGACCCCGCTACGCAGGAAGCGATGGCGGTAGCCGGGATGCCGATGCAGGAGACGACGGCTGTGCCGTTCGATTTCAGCATCCTCAAGGAGCAGCCCATGATGCTGCGGCTGGATGCCGGTGGCAGCAGCTACTACAGCGAGATCGCCTCAATGCAGACGCTCGACAACCTGTTCATGAAGGGCGGCATCACACCGCTCCAGTACATCGAGCGTGTGCCGAACGGGTACATCCCGAAGCGTCAGGCGCTTATCGCGGAGATGAAGCGTCAGCAGATGATGGCACAGGGCATGGCCCCTCCGCCCGAGGCCCCGACAGAAGCACCGGGCGTGGCGGGCGGCAGCATTGGAAGCATCATGCCGGGCAAACCGGAGATTCCGACAGGAGCCGGTAACGGCGCGATGCAGCGGCAGATTGCCAGCTCTGGCAGCACCGCAGGAATTGTATAAGACCGGGACACCAACGGTTTTTATAAATCTTTTGAGCCGGGACACCAACGGCAGAAAGGACAAGCATGGAAAACGAAGCACTGGAAACCACACTTACCGACGCCGAACTGGACGCATTCGATTCGGAATGGGACGAGACGCCTGCGGCAGAGGAGGCTGACGAGCCTGCTGAACCCGAGGAGCCTGCGCCTGCCGAGGAGACTGAGGCGGAAGCCGAACAGCCCACGGAGGAGCCCACTGCCGAGGATCAGACAGAAGAGGCAGCCGAGCCGGAAGCCGAACTGGAAGAGGGACACCAACTCTTCACGATCAAGCATCTCGGCGAGGACAAGCAGGTAAGTCTGGAGGAACTGACAGCTCTCGCCCAGAAGGGCATGGATTACGACCATGTCCGGCAGGAGCGAGACGATCTCAAGGGTAAGGCAGGAAAACCGGATGACTACGCCGAGCTACAGGCAAAGGCCGGTTACCTGCAAGAAATCGCTGATCTGGCAAACAGCTCTGTTGAGGAGCTGGTACTGCGGACACGGGCCAGAAAGCTGATGCAGGACGACCCCGATCTCACCGAGACGGACGCGGTGTTGAAGGCCAAGATGGGCTTTGATGCCAAGCCCGCCGAGAAGCAGAGCGCGGAGCCTGCGCAGGAGACGCCGGATGACGCCACACAGACTCAGCTAAAGCGATTCCTTGAAACCTACCCCGAGGTCAGAGCTGAGGCCATCCCGCAGGAGGTCTGGCAGGACTCGTTCGCGCATGGCGGCGACCTGACCGGAGCCTATGCCAGATGGGAGAATAAGCAGCTCAAAGCGCAGCTTGCTCAAATGAAGCAAACGCAGCAGAACAAGACACGGAGTACCGGCAGCCGAAAGACTGCTGGGGCGGCAGTAAGTAAAGATCCTTTCGATGAAGGCTGGGACTCCTGATTGCGCAGCCCCGAACGGGGGCGCGAGGAGGAGTAACAAATGGCTATTAACCTTGCATCCAAAGCAAGCCCCAAGGTAGTAGAGAGATTCAAGATCGGCTCCTGCACCGAGGGCCTTTTCAGCAACGACTACGAGTGGACTGGCGTGGCGACTGTGCGTGTGTACAGCGTCGACACCCTTCCCCTCCAGACCTATGACCGCACGAAGGTGGACGGCTCCAGCCGTTTCGGTACTCTGAGTGAGGTCGGCGACACCTATCAGGAGATGACCGTAGAGGATGAAAAGTCCTTCAACGGCACCATCGACCGTGGCAACAACGAGAGCCAGCTCATGATTAAGTCGGCCAGCCGCGTCCTGCGCCGCGAGACCGACGAGGTTCTTATCCCCTACGTCGACAAGTACCGGCTGAACAAGATCGCCGCCGGTGCTGACGCCAGCATGACGGACAGCGGCATCACGCTGAGCAAGGCCAACGTGATTGAGACGATCATGACCGGTAACGCCAAGCTCAGCAACGAGCTGGTTCCCGACACCGGACGTGTTCTGTACATTGGCTACACCGAGGCCATTAAGCTCAAGCTGGCCGATCAGGTTGTCGGCATCGACAAGCTCGGCGAGAAGGCCATCGTCAACGGTGTGTGCGGCAAGATCGACAAGTGCCAGGTTCGTCTGGTTCCCGACAGCTACATGCCTACCGTCGGCACCGGCGCGAACGCGAAGGCGGTCAAGTTCATGATCGTCAAGACCGGCATTTCCCTGGCTCCGAAGAAGATTCAGACCTTCCGCGTGCTGACCGAGACCCACATTCTCGACGGCGCGATGGTTCAGGGCCGTCTTCTGCACGACTGCTTCGTGCTCACCACGAAGAAGAAGGGCATCTACCTGGCTACAGCGTAAGCCACGAGGGGCGCGAGCCCCTCTTACATAGGAGAGTGATGATATGGCTTCTACTACTGCCCAGCAGGTTTTTGACCTGACTATCAATCTGATCGACAGCGTTTCCGACGACGGGCAGACCGATACCGAAGACACGCTTGACTATAAAAACCGGACGCTTGGCCTGCTGAACACGATGCAGCAGAGGCTTTACCGCTACTCTGACACCTACAAGCTGCGGAAGCCCGGCAAGCGGGCGGTACTGCCGATGCTGGAGAGCTTCGAGGACGTGATCCAGCTCGACGATTACATTGCGCAGACGGTCATGCCGAACGGCCTTGCCGCGCTGCTGCTGCTGGCGGAAGACCCGAGCCAGGCGAACTACTTCCAGCAGGTCTATGAAGAGCTGATCCGGGGTCTTGGTCAGGGCCTTGCGACGGTCAGCGAAGACATTGACGATCTTTACGGCAACTTTGAATACACAGAATTCGGGAGGTGGAGCTGATGGCGTTTCGTATCAAGGCAGGCACGAGCTTTAGCCTCCCGATCATCATAGATGACGACAACTTCGAGCTTATCAGCGAGATCGAGTTCATGTTCAAGCAGGAAGAGGATGACGATGACGGTGCGGCACTGAAAACCGCGCTGTGGTCGCGTGACGGTGAGAGTCGGGACTGCACAAAAAAGGCCGACGAGAACCTGATCTACATCAAGTTTCGCCGGGAAGACACCTATCTGTTTGAGCAGGGCGAAGATTTCTTTATGGACACCCGCATCCACTATGCCGGGACAGACGAGAACCCTTACACGAACATTGTAAGGTTCCGCATGAACAACACGCTTTTTGAAAGCGGCGAGGAGGCGACTGAAAATGGCTGATGATTTGATCCGGGTCGGCGAGGATATGGAAGCCACAGTTGTCTCCGTCGAGGGCGTGAGGACAATCAAGGGCGACAAGGGCGATAAAGGAGACAAAGGTGACAAGGGCGATAAGGGCGACGCCTTTACCTATGCTGACTTTACCGAGGAGCAGAAGCTTGAACTGATTCAGGGGCCTATTCTCGATGCGCAGGAGGATGCTGTTGATGCAGTTGAGGCTGCTGGCGAGGAAGTGCTGGAGTCTATCCCGGAGGATTACTCCGAATTGTCGGCGGACGTTGTTGACTTAAAGTCGTCAATTGACAAAGTAGATGAAGCACTAATAACGCAGGAAACTATAACAACGGTTGTTACCGCAGATTCGGGAGTTGCTTGGGAGAGTGGATATTTTTGGCGACCTTCTTCCGGGGTGATGACAAAAAGCGCATATGCAGGCACTTCATGTGCTATATATGGAAATGTACAAAAGGGAGATATTTTCAGAGTAACTGCGAGATCAGCAGGGTCTGCATATGCGCTATGGCTTGCAGATGCAAGCGGAACAGTGATCGATCATTTTGAATCTCCGTCAGGGAATAGTTATTATGCCGATGCTGAATATATAGTGCCGTCTGATGGTGTTTTATATTTAAACACAGTTACTGCGACATATCTCGACGGGAGCAAACTGTATAAGTTGGACAGCATCGACAGAAGTTATTATCCAATTGAAAATCTGAAGACCGAAGCTGACGCAACGGCAGATTTAGCAAACAGCAACAAGTCACGATTAGATGACCTTGAAGAATCTTTGCCGACAAAGCAGATTTTTGTCGATGTTATGCCGGGGCTTGTTTTTGTGGATGGTGCTTTTGTTTCAACCGATGGAACAATAACGAGTTATGCATCAATTAAATATGCAGTATACGGAGCGGTTCGCACAGGTGACATTTTTAAGTTTTCCGGGCGAAAAGTTGGGTCTGCGTACTGCATATTACTCGTTACTTCAGACACCCCAGTAAATAACAAGTTTACTGTTCTTGATGTTGTCACAACTGGGTACAACGAAACCGGGTACATTACAGATGCCATTTATACTGTGCCACAAAATGGATATCTCATTTATCAGAGTAGGGAAGCATCAACAGGTCTTGCTCTTGAAAAGAGTAAAACCGTTGTAAATATTTCATCTTCTTCGTTAGACGATATTAAGTGGACTACACTTGGAGATAGTCTTAACGAATTCAACAGCACGGCAAAAAACAATTGGATAAAGTACATGATAGCGGAAACAGGTGTTATTAATACAAATCTTGCATCAAGCGGAACAGGCTTTTATCGTGGTAAGGCTATTGAAGAATACCCGACCGCATCTAATTACATTGCGAAAATCTCTCAAATACCTTCAGATACGCAACTTATTACGATTGCCGGGAGTTTTAACGATCTCATGTCTTCGCCGTGGGAGGTTTTGCCTGTTGGAACTGCGACCGATACTGGTACAGAGACAATTGCGGGATACATGAATGACTTTTTCGATGCCTTGATAAATGCCTTCCCGCTTGTTCCAATCGGTGTGTATATGACTGCGCCGTGGAGCAATTACCGCTATGGTGTAGAACGGTCAGATGCTTATGTAACGGTGCTGAAAGAGATCTGTTTTAAACGGGGTATTCCGT